TCAAGGGCCGCAGTGTCGCCCCTGAAATTTCACGCCACTTGCGAAGGCGGGAATTGCCTGAACCCGTTGACATTGTGCCCTCCTTAGACTAGTCACTGCCTAATGCCTCGCGGCACCCTGTCCCTGGAGCGGGACGCCAGGGGTGTCGTGTGCCTGTTCCCTCCCCGTGCAAGAGCCCTTGGCGAAAGTTGAGGGCTTTTCTGTGCGCACCGTCTCCGACATCCAGACCGAACTCACCGCCGTCAATGCGGCGATCCTCTCCTTGATTGCCAACAAAGGCAAAGGCGTCACCTTTCAATCGGTCGGCAACCGGCAGATCAGTTTCAGCGGGCGGGCTGACCTTGATGTGCTCCGCGAATTGCGCAGAGAGCTTGAGCTTGAACTCACGCGCGCGGAGCGCGGGGGCGGGATTCGCGTCCGCTACGGAGTCTCTATCCCATGATGCTCCCCGCGATCCGCAAAACCATCCAACATCTCCTCACCCCCTTCCGTGTGTTCGCTGCGCATGATGAGGATGGGGTGCGCGGCTATGGCATCGAGAACCCCTATAAGGGAGCCTCTACCGTGCGCCAGGCGGGGCGACTCTGGCAGGTCGGGCATGGTTCGGCCAATGCCGACTTCCTGCCCTGGCAAGATTCACTGCGCGCACGCTCCCGACAACTGACGCGCAATAACCCGCTCGCTGCCGGGGCTCTGCAAACCTTGACCGATAATGTGGTCGGCCCGGGCTTGCGCGTGCACCCGGAAATCGACCGGGAAGTGCTAAGACTCAGCGATGAGGAAGCCGACCAGGTTGAACGGGACGAGGCGCGGGTCTGGGGGGAGTGGGCAGACTCTACAGAATGTGATCTTAACCGCGTGCAGAACTTTGCGGCCCTGCAACGCCTCGCGTTCCACTCGGAACTGGAGTCGGGAGACATCCTCTGTCTTGCCCCAGCCGTTGACCGCCCTGGGGCGGCATTGCAGACTCGGGTGCAACTCATCGAGGCTGACCGTCTGGCAAACCCGAGTTTTCAAATGGCCACGGAGAGTCGCGCGGGTGGTGGCCAGTTGGACTCTAGCGGCGCACCGCTCGCGTATGGGGTGCGCAGCAATCACCCGGGGGACCCGTTCTCTTTTGCCCAAAAGAACCCCTACGAATCGCAACGAGTCGACGCATTCGGGGCGGCGTCAGGGCGGCGCAATGCCTGGCTGCTCTATGAGCGCACGCGACCACAGCAGGTGCGCGGTGTGCCCTACCTGGCGACGGTGCTGGAGCAACTCAAGCAGGGTGAGCGCTATCTCGACCAGGAACTACATGCCGCGATCGTGGGCGGCTCCTTTACCGTGTTTGTCAAATCGCCGGGGGGTGAGGGTCTCATGCCGCTGCTCAATGCTCCGGCTGGGGGGACTGGCACACCGCAAGCCACGGCCACCGATATAGCCCTGGATTATGGGGCGATTGTGGACCTGGCACCAGGCGAGGATATTTCCACCGCAGCCCCTGGCCGACCAAACCGCGCCTTTGCGGATTTTATGAATGCCGTGGTGGAGCAATTTGGGGCCGGTCTGGGCACCCCCAAAGAGGTGCTACTCAAGCATTTCACTGCGAGTTATTCCGCGAGTCGCGGCGCACTCCTGGAATACAGGAAATTTTACATGCCGAAGCGCGGCTTTTTTAGCGCCAATTTCTGTACCCCGTACTATGAGTTGGTCATCACCGAGGCGGTCATCCGTGGTCGTTTGCGGGCACCCGGCTTCCTTGACGATCCTTCGATTCGCCGGGCCTATCTGCGGTGCTCCTGGCGCGGCCCATCGCAGGGACAACTGAACCCGCTCGATGAAGTGAACGCCGCGGCGAAACGGATAGCGGAAGGCATCACGACCCTGGAGCAGGAGACTGCGGAATTGACCGGCGGAGACTGGGAAACCAACCACCCGCAGAGCGTGAAAGAATCGACCAAGCGGCGGGCTGATGGTCTCGCGCCGGTGCCGGCTAAACCCGAGGCTCCGGTGGGTGTGCTGCCACCCCCACCGAACCGCGACCAGGAAGACACTGCGGCGGCTCTCGCGGCCCTTTCCGTTCAACTTGAGGGTATGCAGGACCTCCTTGCGGAAATGAAAACAGTGGCGGTGGTACAAGGAAAGAAACCCTCGGAAGAAAATCATGTGCATGTGACAGTGGAACCGGCCGATGTCCACGTCCAGGTCGACGCGCCGCACGTCTCGCTCGAAGGCATTTCCGTGACGAAGAATCCCAAGCGTGTGATCAAGCACGTCGTTCGAGACTCGCAGACGGGACTCATCACACAAATAGTGCAGGAGAATCAAGAGGAGGCTGACTGATGGCACTGGTTGCTCCGAATGCGTCTGAAGTGGACTGGTTGGAGAATAGGCTCAACATCACTGCACCGCAAACCGCGCTCTTAAAGCTCTACACGAACAACAAAACGCCAGCAGAAACGGACACGGAAGCCGACTACACGGAAGCCGCTGGGTTTGGGTATGCCGCTGTCTCGCTCACGCCGGGGAACTGGGTGCTAACTCCAGGGGCTCCTACTTTAGCGGCCTACCCACTGGTGACATTCACGTTCACGGGTGCCCTGGGGAACGTGTACGGCTATTATATGGTGCAAACCACGTCGGGCAAGATCATGTGGGCTGAGCGGTTCTCGGACGGTCCCTATAATGTCGTGAACAACGGCGATCAAATCAAAGTAACACCAAAAGTGACGCTGGAATAGCCTGGGTTTTATCGTTTTCATCCGACTAGTGGCGCGGTCATGACGCAGAAGCAGCTCCGTCAAGCTGCGGAGAAGGCGAGTGAGTTGAATAGCTAGGCAACCGGGATAATAACGATGCCTGATCGTCAGGATACATGAGTAGAGGAGAGACATGTCTACCATTCCGGTCCGTTTAGCAGCGGAATACCATCCAAAAATTGAAACCCACTATCATTTCATCTGCTGGGGCTACGAGCGCATCGAGGCTGGCACGGGGAACTATGTGGATAATGTGGTCATTGACCTCATCGCTTCATCGAGTGAAGAAGCCCTTGTACGTGCACGGCAACTTGTTCCCGGGAAACATGGTTACTGCGTGCGCAACTTGATCGAGCACTTCGACAGCCAGTGCCAGTCACACATGCACTAGGAGTATCACAATGGCCCTGACAGCAGTTCAAATGCGTGCCCACGTTGGGCAGATGATCATCGAAGGTCTCTCCCGTACCGATCCGGAGGAACTGAGCAATCAGGGGGTCACTTTATCTGCTCTGGTGTTGTGGGCAAAGCTCTATCGCGTGAATGGTCCGGGGTCGCTCGCGGATCGACGTGAAGCGATGAGCGCTTTCGTCAAAAAACTGTATGAACGAGTCAGCGGGCGGACATTGACAACAGTAGTCGATCATGTTTTTCAGCGTCATTGGCTCGATATTCTTGTCGTGGGTGAAGGTAATGAAGTAATTGACGGGACGGTGCTCTAATATGATCCAAACTATTCCAAATGGATTGTGGCTGCCTCAAGTGCTTCTAATAGGGTCACCTAATTTTGCTAGCATCCTGCTTGATGCAGCAAACGAAAAAACCGCACTTATTTTTCGTGTGCCAAAGACAGGCACCATCACAAAAATCGGGTGGCGTACCACTACGGTGACAACTGGCGCAACGCTGGATATACGGTTAGAGACGGTAAGCCTGACAAACGGCGACCCCACCGGGACTTTACAAGGAACAGACACGAATGGGGCTCAAGTCGTGGCAGATGCTGACGATAACGTATGGTTTATGACTACACTCACAGCCGGAGCAGTAGTAACACGAGGAGATATTTTAGCAATCGTTATTGTCAATCCAGCAGTCTCACCAGGTAACCTGAACATAGCTAGCTTCGGTAATTTTCTGCCTCAGATCTTCCCCTATCGAGACGATTTCCTTACTGGCGCATGGGTAAAAGGATCGGCTCTGTTGTCACTTGCACTTGAGTATAGTGATGGCACCTATGGCGCAATGTCACGGGTGCCTCCAATGAAAACTTTCACAGCAGTTGCTTTTAATTCAGGCACTACTCCAGACGAACGAGGATTATACTTCCGCTTGCCCTTCCCAGTACTGGTCTCGGAATTTTGGGATTCTGGTACTATGTCTGCCGGCGATTTTGATGCGCGCCTGTACGATGAAGATGGGGCGACTATTTTACTCTCGACATCTGTCGACAAAGATCTCCAGTCATTTACAAGCAATGGACTTCGCTTATTCCCTTTTTCTTCTACGGCTACACTTAAGGCAAATACTTTCTACCGCTTTACTCTTCTTCCTACTTCGGCAAGTTCAATAACCTTAAACGAATTCGATGTCGATTCTTTTGCTCTCATGGATGCAACAGATTGTGGGCAGAACTTTCACCACACTTCACGGACCGATGCAGGTGCCTGGACACAAACAACCACCAAACGACCGTTTATGGGCCTGGTCTGTGATGGGTTCGATGATGGTACCGTCTCGCCACGCACACGGCCTTTGCACAAAGTTGCATAGGAGAAACAATCATGCCAACCGCACTAGACAGTGCCCGTACGGGTACTCCGGATGCCTCTGGTGGTATTAAGATTCCTACCATCCTTATGCGTGAGGATGCAACGCTCGAAGCACCTGCCGGAGTGGCGCTCACGGATCATATTGCCAATGGCCCGACCGCACACCGAGCTGCGGTTACAATTGCTGACACAGCTACAGACATGTCCTCGGTAGGGTTCGGCACGAGCACGGCAGTTACCAACAATCGGGGAGCTATAGCCGTGTGGATTGAGTTTGCAAACTCTGCCGGGTCCTGTACACTGCGTCCAGTTTTTTACGATGACGCAGGGACCCCAGTACCAATGGCACTCGGTCCTTCGCTGGTGTTTACGGCAAGTGCAAAACGTGTGTCTGCGGCAGGCGATTTCATGAGTGAGGTGAAACTTATCGACTCCAGCGGATTTAAGCGGTTCAAGATGTTTGTGGAACTTCAAGGGACGGGCAACATCGACATCTTTGCTGAGCCGATCTAGGCGTGTATGTTTGCTGGTGCTGGTGCAACTCTACTCCTCCTACATTATACTACTGGTGCTGTAGCAGCTGGAGTAATGTGCTTGTGGCCGAGCACGGCAGCCTCTATCCCGTCAGGATGGACGCGGGAAACGACGCTTGATGCGAAGTACCCGAAAGGCACGGCAGCAGCTATTGATCCTGGCGGCACGGGTGGTGCACTGACCCATACCCATACCACTCAGAACCACAACCACAGCGCAGCCCACACTCACACCGTTCCTAATTCTCCTGATGGAAGCGGGTCAACGAATCGAGATGTGGGATTGGCTTTCCCAATCCCCGCACATACGCATGTCAGCAACTCTAGCACGGCGAATCCAACTGCGTCCTTGGCGAATGCAAACCCAGGCACAGGTTCGGACAACAACGAGCCAGCGTTCTTCGCCGTCATTTTTATCAAGAGCAACGGGACGCCGAATGGCATACCAAATAATGCTGTTGTCTTGTGGAATGATAGCACAGGCGCCCCGACGAGTTGGAATCTCGCAGATGGTGCGGCGGGGCGTCCTGACATGCGCTCTAGGTTTCTTAAGGGGGCGGCAACCGCCGGAGATGGTGGCGGAACAGGTGGTGCGGCCACACATTCCCATACCGTAGCAAGCCACGATCATGGAGGAAACTTCTCGCACGATCACCCTACCGTAACGAGTAGCACAACTGCCTCACTGCTTTCTGCTGACCAAGGAAGCGGCGGGCAGGCATCATGCGCCAACTCGAACCACACTCATGCTCTGACGATCGGCACTCAGGGGACAGCAGCGATCACTGGGAATACAGATCCAACAGGAACAGGGGCGAACGAACCACCATACATCGCGCAAGCGTTCGTACAGAACAACACTGGAGGCGAAAGTCTTCCCTCAAAAGTTATCTGCCTCTGGCTCGGCACCCTCGCAAGTATTCCGTCCGGCTGGGTGATTTGCGATGGCTCGAATGACACACCGGATCTACGCAGCAGTTTCATAAAAGGTGCGGCGACGCTGGGTGGAATTGGCGCAACCGGCGGATCGACAACCCATACCGATACGGCGACCGGCCACACCCACGCTGTAGCGAGTCATGCCCAAACGGTAACGGCAGGCGCGAGTGGGCTGAATACAAACGTAACGGCAGGCGCTGTTGCCACAGCAACTGCTGCGCATACGCACGCTGCGTGGTCGAATACCGGGGCTTCGTCCTTTACGTCAGGGACGGGCACTCCGACCGTTGACAATTTTACGACGACAGAACCCCCGTATGTGACGGTCGCTTATATTCAACGGCAACCTGTTGTGATACCTGGAAAACCGACCATCGTGCTTCAAGCTGTTTCCAGAGCAGCGAGCTGGTAAGAAGGAGAAAAAAGAATGGCACTCTATGTGACACGCAATACCGTCTTCGCTGCGACTGCTGGCGCAAAGACGATTCTGAAGCTGATTCAGCCGACCACCTTCAACATTAAGATCCATGAGATCAAGGTATCGGCAGATGGAGTGACCTCCTCGGCTGTGCCGCTCACGCTGGAATGGGGCACTTCCGATGAGACGACTGCCGGAACACAGGTCGGCACAGCGGTAACCACGCAAGTTGCTGGACGCGCGCAAGCGCATGGCCTCACTGTGGGACAGAACTTCTCCGCGGAAGGAACGACCTACACGATGCAGGATGGTGTTTACATTCCACAGTTCATGGGGCTTTTTGTCCTGCAAATGCCGCTCGGGTTTGAACCCGAAAGCCCGGGCGATGCTGCCGATTCTTTTCTGCTCCGTGTCAACGTCACCGCAAACATCAATCTGCTCGCCTCTTTAAAGTGGGCACGCGCATAAGGGTGGGGTAAATGGCCCGACTTGGCAGGGCTTTTCCACCTCCTTTCATTCCGGCTCGGCAGGCACCGACTGCAGTCGCAGTCTCGGTTTTTGACTACGTTGCCTCTGGCGGACTGACCATCGGCGGCGCGGCGGACGTTGCCACGACCAAGAACTACGTCGCTAGCGGCGGACTGACCATCGGCGGCGCGGCCCTCACGGAATTCAAGAAGGCGGCGGCGGCGGTCCTGCCGATCGGGGGCTTTGCCTTCCCGCTCCGGCCTACTATCCGTCCACAGGTTTTTTCCTACGTCGCCTCCGGCGGGCTCACGATCGGCGGTGCGGCAGAGACGAGATTCCGGCCCGTGCAGGTATTCGTCTACACCTCACAACCCGTCCGCAAAAAGCTCCGCGCCGGGGGACCGGGGGCAGACATACGGATAGTCCGCGTGGTAGATGTCGATGAGGAAACACTTTTGCGTCTCATGCTGGAGGATGAACTATGAAGAAATTAGGGACCACATCTGAGATTTTTATTCTTGATGACAAGAAAAACATGGTGCTTTGGAGAGAGATCATGCCAGGGGCAATTATAGAGTTGTCTCCAAATGAGCGAGTTCTGTATACCAATTCCTCCCAGCGATGGGTGCCTAGAGGATATGAATTTTATCTGGCGCAACTGCTCGACCAAACCGCGGCAGGGCTCGGGTGTTAGTCCTCTCGGTTGACATTCGCCCTGCATTTTGTTCGGGTAGTGGACGAGGATGAAAAGATACTTATGGTGTTAATGCTGGAGGACGAAATCTGATGGAAATAGGCATTCTGAAAAAGACAGGTGAAATCCAGATTATTGATGTCACGCCGGGACAGATTATCAACCTCGCTCCTGACGAGGAGGTGCGGTATTTATCCCCACTCTTCTCTACCGCGGATTATTATCCGGCGCGATCTGTGCTCAATAGATTTTACTTTGACATGATTCTCGCACAACTGGCGGCTGGCCTTGGCTGTTGACAGCCTGTATCGTTTCCGGTAGTGAGGCGCTAATGCCTTTCGGCACCCTACCTCTGGAGTGAGGTGCCGGGGGTGCCGTCTATCTGCAAATCTCAAAGCCCTTGGCTGACCGCTGAGGGCTTTGCAGTGCCGGATGAACTACATTCCCAGTTTTCCCTTGGCGCGCCGCTCGTGCAGCCACAGAGTGTCCCTCCTTTTTCTCTGCTGCCGCATATAGCGGCGCGACTCTTTGACACCCCACTGGCGATTGAACCCCATAAACTCGACATCATTATTGCAGTGCTCTCTCCCCGCCTGGGCCTACCGATTCTGGGCCTACCGATTGTTATAGACGATTCGACCGACCTGGAGGCAAAAAAGCGCAAGCCCTACCAGGTCGCAGGTGGCACGGCCATTTTGCCGGTCATGGGCACCCTCGTGCCGCGGTCAGGCGGGCTCGATGCGCTCTCCGGCCTGACCAGCTACTCGGAGCTTTCGGCGGAATTCGATCAAGCCGTGGCTGATGATGATGTTGCACGGATACTCCTGCACATAGACAGCCCGGGCGGCGAGGTGGCTGGACTCTTCGATTTCACAGATCAGATTTTTGCAGCC